CAATGTTTACAACGTCGTTAAGTAGAATACCCACTGGTACAGCGCCTGAGGCTGCTGAGGCATAGCCAACAACTGCGTTAGCATCATCCATAGCAACTCCAGCACCGCCTGTAACTACAGAGGCTACGCCACCTCTTTCAGCAACGGTGTTCATGAAGAACGAGATATCTGTGCGAGCTTCAATACGATCTGGTTTAAGAGCCATTTCATTTCTCCCTATTAAGGTATGTTATTTCTTGCCTAATCTGCTACTAACAAATTCTACTAATGCTGCTCTGGTGGTTTCTGCCGATGATTCAGCGTCTCCACCAATGCCAAGATTCACTTCTGCTTCAACTTCAACCGTGTCTAGTACCTCTGGATCAGCAGAAGTTTCGGATGCTTTCTTTTTCTCTTTAGTTTTTGTATCTTCTTCTTTATCTTCGTCTTTCTTAATCTTTTCCAACCATGGTGGCATCTTACCAGCAAATAAACTGGTCATAGCCTCGAAAGCATCATCAGTCATAGTTTCAAATTTTTCTACAACGGTTTCTGCTGACTCAGCATCAAGACCGTTATCTGTTAGAGAAGCTTTTCTTTTCATCTTCTTTTCTTTTTTAGCCATTTCTTCTTCTTTCATCTTATAACCAGCAATGGCTTCTAGAGCAGCGTCTAGTTCGGATTTCACTTTTTTCATTTCTTCGTCTTTTTTTGCCATCTCTTCTTTTGTTTTTTTGGCTGCTTCTGTCTCTTCTTCGTCCTCTTCGTCGTCCTCTTCTTTCATCTTCTTAGCAGCTTCCGTCTCTAGTGTTTTGATAACGTCAAGCTGTGCAACAACCTGAGTTTCAAGCTCAGCAATTCTTTGAGTTAATAACTCAACACTGGCTTCTGTGTTGGTTGTTTCAGTAGTTGTTTCTGCAATCACTTCTGTGACTGTCTCCTCGACAGGGGCTGTAACCTCGACAACTGATTCTGCTTGTGTTTCGTTTAAACTCATAGTGTTATTCTCCACATTTAAGGTTGACTGAATATTTGATACACCTAGATTTGATAAATCTGTTAAATTTTCTAAAATATTAGCAATAGAACTTTTGGGCATTACATCTTTAGTAAATATTATACTATCTGGATTAGCTGGTTTGTCAACGAATCCTTTGCCTGAAAAGGTAATATTTCTTAATACTCTTCCAATTTTATAATTATCATGTTCTCCTAATCCGCCATATGCTTTTAAGTGCTTAGTAAGGAATGCTGTAGTAGCATTTCTATCTAAAATTTTATATTCGCCCGTAGACTTATTTAATAATCCATAATCAAAACCCTGGAAGAAACACTCCATGCTAACATATTTCTCCCCAGATTCGATTTCGGTAATTAGTTGGTTGGTTCTGTCAACAAGGTCTTGAGAAGAAAATGCCTTGTAAACCACAGAGCCTGTTAAAATATGAAATTTATCGGGTAAATTTTCTATTGGAGTATTTTCATCAATTAATACTCCGTCGTCTGTAATTGGCCAATTAGATGTTATATGGCCAACTATAATTTTTTCATCATGATTTAAATTTGTTGGTTTATCTTCAGGAGTATTTTTAGCTGCCCAAACTTCATTTTTGTCAAAAATATCATCATTTTTATTCCAATTAGATGTGACTAATATAGATTGAACATAATATAAATCGCTGTCATTTAACGAAGCTAAACTCTTGATGTGCTTAACGCTGTGATTGATTCTGTGAGAGGGCTCAACTACGCAAGCGTAAGATATTGATGCAGAAGCTTTGATTTGTTCTTCCAAACCATCTTTTATTTCTTGTTCAAAAATATGCATGTTATACCTCTATTTTAGTTGTCGGTTAATGAATTATACACCATAGAATAGAAAGAAGATTTAAGTTGTTTAATCTCCTCTACTGTTAAGTCTCTATTTATTTGAGTCTTAATCGGTTTTAGCCAGTTATTATATCCTGAGATAACGGTTATGTGGTCATTTGACTGGATGTTAGCAAACACCTTATTGATGATAGAATCATCTATTGTGCAGTAAGGTTGGAGACTAAATAGTATTTTTGTTTTGACAGTATCCATCTCCTTGGACTCTGCTTTAGATAAACTTCTTAGATTTTTCTTAGTATAAAAATCCAATAAGATTGGGTTGATAATCTCATTGATCTTTTCTTGGGCCTCATTAGCCCAAAGCATTAGACTAGCTCCTGTTTGTGGGGAAAACTTTTTGGTTTGTCTAGTACTAGAATCTTTACTTAGCTTTGGTCTTCCTTGACCTGGTATTCCTGGCAATGATTCTGGCGAATCATTTGCCAACTTCGTTGAGGGACCAGCCTGAGGAGTCTTTTGCTCCACAGCTGTTTTTTCTCCGCTCTTCTTTTTCTCTAGTTCAAGACCTACCTGACTAGGAGTTACAATTCCTGTTTGTAAAGCAATCTTCTTAAGAGCATTTTCAACTTGTGGATCATTCCATGGTCCTGCTTTTGGAACCATTCTATTAGAGTCTCTTTCTCTAGATTCTCTATTAAGTCTACTCTTCTCCATGTCTGGATCAATGCCAAACTTGACTTGTAATAACTCATCGCTAATAAGATTTCTATCTGCTAGTTGAATCAATAAGGCTTTTTCAGAATCTTCATTACTAAGATCCATACGATCAAATTCGATTCTAGCACCATACTTAAATCCCATAGCCTTTTGAACTAGCTCTATTTCTTTTTCCCAGAAAGAAATCAACATATCTCTTCCATACTGAAGTCTTTGAGTTAATGTCTTCAAAGAGATGAAGTTATTAGTTGTTCCGGCTGCTCCAAAGGTTCCGGTTAGTGTGGGAGGGATACCAAGACCAGCATATACATTATTCATATGCGGAATATATTTACCTTCTCCCAAAAATTGATGAACGCTTGTTTTGGATTCTAGTAATTCAATGTCTGGACCCCAGACCAGATCCATGGTTCCTCCACCAACATTATTTCCTAAAATTTGTGCTAGTTTAGCCGTTGCTGCTTTTGTTGGAGCAATTTTATGTTCTAAACTACCTAGCTTAAAAATACGAATATTAGATATGGCTCCATCAAGAGCCGCCATATCAGCTAGTTTTAGTTTTTCTATAACTGTGATATCGTCCATAATGGAATATACCATAGGATAAGCCCAGCTCTGCCAATCATCTTTCTTGTAATGAAATACAAGTGTCTTATCTGGATCTAATGGGTATGGTTTTTTCGTTTTTGCTGCTTCAAGAATCTGAGAGGGTAATTGACTAATAATAGACTGTTCAGCACTATTTTGTGGACTGTTAATAATTTTTCTAAGCATAGCAGGTAGTGTTAATTCGTATCTTTTATCTGTTACGAATGAAGACAAAGCTCCTGCTGAAACATCAACAAATGCTGGATCTATAAAAGTATATCTCCAAGGAATTTCTCTTTTCTCTATCGGAGTATTGTCTAGATCTGTGACTTGAAGATCAGCAGTAGCTGTAGCCCTATAAAGCTGTTCTGAAACCTTAAGGCTTAACTTACCTGTTTGTCTATGTAGAACAACATTTCCCGTTCTATAAAGATTGTTGAGAAATCTTTCGCTTCTTTCTTTACCTCTTATCTTTTTAAACCATTGCCTGTAAAATCTTTCCATTCTTTTATTTTTATGAGTTAATCTGATTCCTTGAGAAGCGAAGTCTCCCATGAGATCAATAACGTTTTTAACTAATCCTACTTTTTGATAAACCTCATCAGCTCTGCGTATAATATCCTTAATTCTCTTAGGTACCGCTTCGTCCGGACGGAAATAATCGTAATCAGATCTAGTTAATCCTGGTCTTCCTCCGGTAGCCCCATCAAGATTACCATAATCTACTCTGTAAAATCTACCAGCCTCTGCTCTTTGAACTAATGTAAATTCATCAAGAGACTGAGAGGAGGTTTTTAGGGCTTCTTGTTTACTGGCTAAATCATCTCCCCATGTGACATATGCTTGTTCGTCTCTGGGTTGGGCATCTTGAATAATCTTGTTCTGTGGTTGTTTTTTAGCCATAATGTTTGATAATTATATTGTAATGGGATTGTATTAGCATTATACTTACTAAATACACTATTGTCTGTAAATTCCTGTATATATATCATCATTAGCTGCGTCAGTAAACCAAGATGGACCTTTATAAAGTTGACCATTATTTTTTACAACATCTCTAAGGTTGCTTCCTATTACTTCGTATTCTACTGGCTGTAAAGATCTTTTAATTTGTCTAGCTAACATATTTGCTATAATTAAAGAGCTGTAACGGTCTTTTCTTAATCTTCCTTTTTTCCCTTGTTGTAGCTTAACTTCCGGAGT